ACTAATGTTGAATGAGAAAGAACTCAAAGAACTGATATCCGGAATCACTGACTTCGATGAACTTTTTTACAAGGGCGTCCTATTCGGAGATTTCGGTAAGCGAAAGACAACTACGGCCTTGCGAACTTCTCGAAAGCGTGCTATACTGTTGCATGCAGACAGGGGCTGGAACGTCATTCGGAACCATCCCGATGAATTTAACAACCAGAACGTGATCCCTATTAAATACCAGGGGCTCGCACAGACTAGAGCAATTGTGGAGGCAGTGGTTGAGAACCAGGAACCTTTCAACGATGTAGACTTGATTATCCTGGACACAATTTCACAGATGCAAGAGAAGTACATTGACTTCCTTGGTGAGAACTTCGTTATCTTCGGTAGGGAAAAGGCAACGCCTAAGCCTGGATCGAAGGAGAAGGAAATCACACTTACGGGTCTGCCAGATTACCACCTGACTCGTAACAAGATGCGACCGGTCATTGAACTTCTTGTCGAAGCTCCAGTAGATGTTCTGTTCCTCGCTCACGTTAGAGAACCTAATGCGATGGAGGTTCAGAAAGGCAAGTTAGCAAGGCGCCCAAACGTAACGGAAGCCGTGTTCAACTTGCTCGCTCGGGATGCCACCTTTATCGGATTCATGGAGGCCAAAAAGGAAGACTACACGATTACATTCAAACCATCAGCAACACTAGTAGCGAAGTCTCAGATCGCTAGTCTCACAGACAAAACCATCAAATCATCAGAGTTACCTCAATACCTCTGGAACTGGAAAGCAGGAAAATAACAATGGGCCTTTTTGGTGATATCGACGTTAGTGAAGTCCCCAACGATCCGTTCTGGGTCGATGACGGAACCTATCTGGCAGTCCTCTCTGAACTGAAGGATGTTACTACTAACAGCGAGCCTCCGCGTCACGGTCTCGCTATGAAGTGGGTCATTCAGGATGAGGATTCCGACTTCAACGGTAACAACGTTCAGGACTGGAAGAACACTTTCCCGGACCTGACCGAAGACGATCTTACTCCCGAGATTCGACAGGACCTTTCTCGTCTGCGTCAGCGTCTCGAACAGATTGGTGTTACCGAGGAAGACATGCAGAATTGGGATGCAGAGGTTGCTGCTTCCTACGTCGGAACCGAGGCGTACATCACTGTGAAGAACTCCGTTAACCAGGATGATCCTTCCAAGAAGTACCGCAACGTTACTTTCGTCCGTCTGCCGGAGTAAGTAACTTAGAGGGCGGGCTCTTATAGAGCCCGCCCTCTTTCCGACTCTAGGAGTTTTTCGATGAGGTTCAGATACTTTCACATCAACGTTAAGTCTAATCCCCTTATGGGTCAGACTAAGGTTGTCCATGACGTTAGCTTCATTCATGCTTTCGGCCGCAACGGCGGCTTTAATGAGATTAAGCCCTGGCGCTATAAGAGGGCTGTAAAGAAGATCTTTGGTAAGGCGTACAACGCAAAGTCCGAATCCCCGCAGGTGGTCAACCCGAAGCTTTTTACTGTGAAGGACAACTACATTGTTCGGATGCACGGTGGCTTTGCCGCGATGACTCCTGTCCGTGAAGTTTCGGTGCTTGAAACTACTTCCCGGAACGGGCTCCCTGTAGCCTTCGTTGAATCGCATTATATCAACAAGGGTAAGCATATTCCTTTGCTACAGAGGAAGCCCGCGTTCCGCGCTAAGTTACATCTTCGACACTGGACTAAGGAAGGCGTTGTTGTTGCCGACTTAGTAGAACGTGGATTTACTGTCTTTGGTTCCGAAGATGCTAATGAGCGCCACATGCCTGTATACGTTACTGGACAAAAGTGGGTCCATAACAGCGGCATTGATAAGATGTGGTATGTGGAGGGACCTGGTGCCAAGGTAACAGTAGTTAAGAAGGGCGAGATTAGCACCGATAATCTCTTCACAGATCACCCCGCTCTGACCGCAGTCTTTGATCTTACCAAAGGATAGTCCATGTCTGAACCAGCACGCAGTTTGAATCATGCGGCTGAGGTAGAGGGATTCCTTGACACTCTTTTTGAGGGTCAAGAGGGCTTTGTGTATACGCCCACTAAGAATCCCTCTACAGGACATTGGCAGACCTATTTCTTCACATGGCCCGAGCAACGCGAATCCATCGTAACGCACATGATGGACGCGACGAAGTCCAAAGAGGTCTATCTTAGTCCGTCGCTGTTTAACAAGCCAGAAGCCAAGAGAAGTGCCTGGAAGGGCAGTAACTATGTTTGGGTTGAATTTGACGGCAATGCCCCTGAGTCATTACCTCAGGGAATACCCTCACCGTCACTCAGAATTCAATCTTCGACTAAAGGTCACGAGCATTGGTATTGGCGACTCACCGAGTTTGAGTCTGAGCAATCCGTTATTCAGGGTCTGTCTAAGCAGCTTACTTACACTTTAAATGCTGACAAGTCAGGTTGGGATGCAAACCAGGTTTTGCGCCCTCCTGGGACCCTCCACCACGACACCAAGCGCCGTGTGCGCCTGCTGCGGGCCGAGAATCGCACCGTCTCAATCGCTGATTTCGTGGGTTTGGTCGAGACTCCGGCAGAAGTTGTAGTCAATACTAATATCACTGATCTGCCAGATGTGCAGAGTGTGGTAAGTAAGTATAAGTTCAACACAGACGCTTGGGACCTATTCAAAAAGAAGTCGCAACCTACAGGTTCTCGCAGTTCAGCGATGATGCGTATGGCTTTCCATTGCATCGAGATGGGAATGACGAATGAGGAAGCCTATGTCGTACTCCTTAACTGTGATGACAGGTGGGGAAAGTACAAGAATCGTACACCGGAGAATAGAGCTAAGGTTCTCACCGGTATCATCGCTCACGCTCGAAATGAAAAGTCAGTTCAAGCCGAGATTAGGCTCAATGATTACGAGCCTATGTACTCAATTGAGGAACTACTTGCACTCGACTTCTCGAAGATCAAGTGGCTGTTCAACGAAGTTATCGCAGAGAACTCATTAACCATCATGGCCGCTGATCCTGGCGTCGGTAAGACTACTGTAGCCATTCAGATGGGTATGGCAGTAGTGCTGAAAAGGGATTTTCTCGACTGGAAGAATGCATGTGAAACAGGGCAGAACGTTGGATTCTTTTCTTATGAAATGGACGCCCGACAGTGTGGTCACTTTATATCCACGATGCTCGGGGGGTACAGTCCTGAAGAGCAGACCGAATTGCGTAAGCGTTTCTTTGTCAGACCTACAGGATATGCAATTCAACTGGATCGTAAAGATGAACAGCAAAAGTTCCTTGACTATGTCGATCAGCATGAACTGAAGTTCATCATTATTGACTCTCTCAAGGCTATCAATGGTCTTGAAGAGAAGAAGTTTGTCGAGATTGAACGATTTATCAACAGGGAGTTAAGGAGCGACAGGGGCTGCACTGTACTGGTAATCCATCACAACAGAAAGGCACCGCCAGAAGGTAGAGTTGGAGAACAGTCTCTTGCTGATCTTTATGGAGATGTGTTCATTCAGGCTACAGCGGTGCATGTTATCGGATTGCGTACTAAGTCTAGTGGGAAGCAAATTGAGGTTGCTCAGGTCAAGAATCGCCTAGCACCGGTCTACAAGACATTTCGGGTGGTACGTGGGGAGCACTTGTCCTTTAAGGTTGAGACAGGTAAGGAGGTTAAGGATGACATTAAGTCAGGGGTTGGGTCGGCTCTCTCCGGAAGAGTTGAGATGTAAGAATGACGGCATTCTGGATTTCATGGAAGCCCAGCAGTTGCTGACCATTGATACAGAGTCTGGCGAGACTCGTGGCTTAATGGGTGTTTCTGTAGCATGGGACGGACTACTCACTACTGGATTTTACCTTGGATGGAACCATGATGACCGTAATCTCACAGAGCCCCAAAGAATTAGGCTCCGTGCTATTCTATCAGATGAATCAAAAACCCTGGTATTTCACAATGCCGCCTACGATCTCAAAGTTCTTGAGCGAAACGGTCTCATTAAGAGAGGTCGCAGAAACTTTTATGATACCATGCTCATGGTACATTGGATCAATGAAAACCTGACCAACTACTCGCTAGATCGGCAATCCCAGGCATACGGAGGCAAGCCAAAGAATCGTTCTTCTGCTATGCAGTATCAGATTGACACCTATGGTTGGGATGGTGTCACATTTGACATGAACGATAAATACTCAGCAAACGACGCATGGATCACTCACGAACTGTTCCGGAAAATTCTGCCTGAGTTCCAGGCACAAGGATTTGACGGGCCGTTGTGGGAGGTTGAGCAGAAGTATGTCTGGGTAATTGCCAACATGATTGAGCGTGGCATTAAGATTGACCTTGAATACTGCTTGAGAGAGATGTTTAAGGGTCAGCACATCATGGGTCAGATGAGAGCAGAACTCATGATTAACCCTGGCTCCCCGATCGGTCTGGAAAAGCTCCTGATTGATCAATTAGGGCTTCCCGTAATGAAGCGTACCCCTGGCGGTAAGCCGAGTTTCGACAAGGAAGCAATGGCCCTCTATGACGAAATGTTAGAACAGGTCGAGGATGACCGTGCGAAGAAGGTCTTACGATACAGAGGATGGCAAAAGACAGTATCAAGCAACTATAAAGCGTACATCGACCTCCGGGACGGAGACAATGTTCTTCATCCAGGTTACAAGATTCATGGAACTGAAACAGGTAGAGCTTCATGTGAGAAGCCAAACCTTCAGCAGATTCCTAAGTCTTCTGACAAAGAATGGAATGGTAACCTCAAGAGGGCCTTTATCCCGCGTGATGGTTTCGGTCTTTGGGAAGTCGACTATTCTCAGTTGGAGTTCCGTCTCACCGTCGCCTACGCTGAGCAGGAAGACTTAATTGAAGTATTCAACGACGAATCCCGTGACATTTTCACCGAAATGGCAACGGCGATGGACTGGCTTCGTCAGAATGTCAAGACGCTCGTCTATCTCATTCTGTTTGGTGGAGGGGCTAATCGAGCGAAAGTGGCATTCCGCCTGGACACTATTGAGGAAGGCAGAGCGTTAGTTGAAGAATTCCATTCACGATATCCGAAGATTAGGGCTATATCGAGAAAAGCGCAGAGACTTGCGGAGAGCCGGGGATACGTCCAATACTGGACAGGTCGGAGACGACACTTCCCCAAGGGAAGCAAGTTCTACAGAGCATTCAACTCCATCATTCAAGGTGGAGAAGCCGAAATCGTCAAGAGAGCGATGATCAAACTCGATGAAACAGTCTGTGATGAATCGTGTCGAATGGTCCTTCAGGTCCATGACTCTGTGGTATTCGAGATTGCCGAAGGCAAAGAGAGCGTGTATCTCCCTCGAATTAAGGAAGCGATGGAGGCTGTCGATTTTGATTTCGGTGTCAAATTTAAAGTAGACGTCAAGAAGTGGGGCGAGAAGTAGTGGAGTTCTTGAATGCTTTATGCGAACGCTGCCATGCACCGTGGACCATGATTACCGTCGATCCAGAGTATTACTGGTGTAGACACTGTGATTTCATAGGGAGGGTTGAAGATGTACGAAAAGCCAAGTCCAGCACACCGAAGTCGTAAAGTGGTGTGGCTACAGCCTGATGTTCACGAGATTATCGTCGAGCGACAGAAGGAGTTAGCCGAGCAAGGCATTCTACTTACAATCCCTCAAACCATCACCCGCATCATTGATGAGTGGGACGTACTGAAGGATGCTGGCTGATGCACTACTTAGCAATCGACCCAGGAGAGAAGAGAACAGGTTGGGCTTCCTTTGACGAGCAAGGCAACGAACTAGGGCTTGGAACCATTGTCGGTGACCCGGATACATTCATGGACTGGCTTGAAGCTCTTGATCCTGCACCCAAGGAAATCATCTACGAAAACTACAGAGTCAACCCAACCATCAACCACGGTTTCTCTAAGGTAGTTACCGTTCAACTCATCGGGATGATCAAGCGTTATGCAAAAACTCGGGACATACCCCTCCACGAACAAGACAATACAAGACTATCTTTTGGACTACGCTTTATTGGAATGTACGGCATGTACTACAAGGGACGCAAGAAAGTCAAGCATGTGGACGATCAAATCTCTGCGTATGCACATGGCGTATATTACCTTCAAACACATGGTATCCGTAAATCACGAGTGGAGGGCACACGGTAATGGATGATGAGTTCATTATCTACCAGGGCGAGCACAACTATTACGCCGTAGAGCAGTTTGTTGGGAGGCGTCCTGGCGATAAGAAGGTTGATCCGTATTACGTCAAGAAGGGATGGGGTAACAAGACCTATTTCTGGGATGGACGATGGATTCTCCTGCACCCAGGAGATATGATTTATAAGCGAGCCGACGGCTCTGTAGCCCTAGAAAGGGAGGCAGCATGATGGTTAACGATCCAGATGATGACATTGCAACATTTGCGCTGGCACAGGCTGTTACCTTTGTCGGCAAGGATTCAACCGTCACCAACCCACAGACAGTGGTTGACGCCGCAGAACTGTTTGCTAAGTTCCTGCGGAAGAATGGACGAAAGAGGGGCGATGTAAATGCGGTGTAAGCCGTGTTGCGTGGCAATCGACATGATTGCTGCTATGAGAGACACCAATCCTAATCTTCTAGGAATCTCTCGTGTGCGGAGTGTTGACGGAGACTTCGAAGGTATCGAAGATACGGAGCTTTTCTACCGTACCGCTATCACTCTTCACAGTACCTGTAAAAAGAACTGCGACTGCAACCATAACGTCAACATGGACGGAGCGACTCGTGACGAAGATGCACGGCAAGCGCCAAGAAAACTTGCTGGCTAAGATCGCCAAACTTACCAACAAGCCGGTTGAGGAAATTAAGCAGGCGCAGGCTCTCTACACTGAGGAAGAGGCTGCTCTTGAAGCAATGTCTGTTCTTAATTACTATAACTGGCGTAAGGAACTCATCCGGCAAAATGGTGAGCCTGACCGAATTTGGGAGGCTCGTCAGCGTCAATGGCGATACAAAATTTGCGAGGGATGCAAACTTGAGTTCGCCTACTCCTATCACTATGACGGAGTACGTTTTTGCAGTCTTGATTGCCTGCAGGTTGCTTTACGGAAGATCGGTTTGGAGGTTACGTATGGTCGGCCCCTCATGAAGCGATGGGGTTTGACTTATCCTGGAATTGTACCCTCATCCGCTCTACAAGCTGTAAAGCAATTGCTTCCGTCTTCCGACGCTGACGAAGAATCTTCCGTCGATCCTTCTCAGTCGTTCCTCCCCAAATCCCCCACGGATACTGATTACGGTCTCCAGTTTCCAGTAGCCGAAGAGCCTCTTCAAGGCACTGGTTAGCAACGGGGCAACTATTGCAGAACTTCTTCATTCGTTCTGCTTGCTTGGAGTCCTGCTTCACGTCGACAAATAAATCGACACGGTCTTCAAGTGCTAACTGAACATCAACATTGTTTGCACACTTGGCAGCAAATCGCCAATTGTTGTCAAGCATAGTAAAACCTCCCTGCGGGTGCTTTTGGGACCCTACAGGGAGGTTTTATTATTGTCAACTGCTACTTTGCATTAAGGGTGTCGATAACCTTTTTCCACCTAGCGACCTCTCCCGGACGCTTAGCAGAGACTGCCCACTTCAAACCTGCCCTGGCAGACTTTAAAGCAGCAACCATGTTAGGGCCAATCTTCCTCGCCGGCTTGAATCCAGGATAAGTCCACTGGCCCGGAGGCAGGTTGAGACAATCCTTGATGTGCTGACGAAGAGGACCCTTGTACGACATATCAATCTTACGAGGCGTCCACTCCCTATGGTGAATACAAGACTTCTCAGACCACTTGGAAGCACGACAAATCGCAGCATTGATCTTGACAAGAGCATTTAACTGAACGAGAGGATACGGCTCACCGACTCCATTATTCATAACCTCAATTGCCCAGAACAGAGGATTACCGTCAGTGTTATCAACGGTGGCTACAGGAAGATCGCGCTCCGCGAGCACCGCAGCGGCAACTCTTCCATCACCATTGCCAGCATGGTTAACGTTATCCCAGCCAACAAGATAACAAGTACCGTCCCGACCTAATCCAATGTGACACAGAGGCCCATTTAAACCGGGACGACCACGCCAGAGAACCTTAACCAGAGCGTCATCAGAACCAGCACCAGTGTGGTGATTCATAATCCCATGAGGATTGAATGAGCCAGGCGTTGTGTTATTCGGCCAAGCCTGACCGTCTAAAGCAACCTTGACAACCTTAACGCCCTCAGCCTTTAAAGCTCTGACTAAGACGTTAGCATCTAATCGTGTCATTACTGTACTTTCTTCGGAGGATTGGTAATGCCCCAAACAACGCCAGCGTTGAAAAGAGCGGTGGCAACAATTACGAACCACTGGAATGAGTTGAAATCACCCCAAGAGGTCTTACCGGCGACGGAAGCTAACACCCCACCGAGAATGGTGAGCAGAAACGCCGCCACAGCCTTGTACGGCTTGGTCTTAACTACGACTGTCATCTTCCTAACCTTTCATCTACGCAGTGTTTAATTTCCTGGTAAGTCTGCGTCTTACTCTTATCTGCACAGGAAGATGCGATGACCACAATCTTCTGTGTATTTAACTCTTCTTGAACGATCTGCTTCACCACGCTACCAGTACGCTTCTGACCTACCTTGAAGCACTTACCCGTAGGCTGGGTACAGTCTAGCAGAACATCGCGAGATTTCATGCCCACAAGAGCATTCCAGACAAGGAAGGATGTGACAAGAAGCATCCAACCAACCAATAAGGCAATTAGGATAGTACGCAGAGCAACTACTCGCTTTGTCTGAGTAGTTAATTCTGGGCGACCTTCATATTCAGTCATTCTTCAACGCATCCCTAATTTCGACCATAACAGGATACACCTGCTGATGATGTGCCTCTAATCGTCCGAAAAGCTTAGCCACTTCCTTCTTCAAGTTTTCAACATCTGCCTTCGAAGTAACCAGATCATGGAGAAGAACATTCTCATGCTTCAGATGTTCTACCTTAACTTCTAAGGCAGTTTCTCGTGCAGCACACTTGATGAGTTCCTTATCCTGATCGTCAACACGAGCCCTCAGGTCCGTATTATCTTCTCGCAGAGCGTTGATTCGAGCGCTACTAAGTGACGCACGGAACAGGACGTAAGTTCCGGCAACTAGTGCGGTAAGTGTACCCAGACCTAAGATCAGAGTTACAGCAGTACCAAGAGCATCTAGGTTCATTACATACCCATAGCCTTCAAAATAGACAACACATAATTGTGGATAGAGGGATAGTTCCCCTGAGGGTCCCTATTATTCCACTTTGAAGGGCTACCGCTGTACCATGTAGATGCAGCGCCGGCTGCACCATATTTATTGAAATACTGTGAGAGTTTGTATTGTGCGATTGCTTCCTGCAACTTAGGAGTGCTAAGAAATTGCTGCGTAGTTACATTCCTACCCAGCGCCTCCATGTCCCAACCGCCCGGTCCAGCAATATTACTAGGCATGATTTGATACTTGCCTAGTGCCCCTGAATCTCTGTTGACCGCGCCATAATTTCCCCCGGACTCTTGTCCGCTGATAGCACGAATGAATCTAGCCTTTGCACCCTTCCCCATCGCCCCCTGAGGAATAGTAACACCGCCACCCTTTCCGCCACCCTTGACAACAGTCTTAACGTTGACCTTAGGCGTCTGTAATTGATTAATCACCTGCTGATACTGAGCAAGCGTGTTCTTCAAACGAGTCATCGAAGCTTGCTGACTAATCTTGTTCGCATTGAACATGATGTCCTCAGCACGCTGAAGGTAATCGGACCCTCCCAGAGTTCCACTACCACCAATATCATCAATGGCTCCGGCACGATCATATGCAGCCTGAAGATTCTTGGCCCTACGCTCGTCAATACTTTCAGCACCCGGCAGTTGCTTGGGAACTAACGGAAAAAGACTTCCAGGCACAACAGCAGCGCGCTCTGGCTTCTTCTGTAGCTTCGTGCTAATATCGACATTAGCAGCACCTTGTGACCAAACCATTACTTAGTCCCAAATGCAGGCACCGAGAAGTGCATTGTGTCTCGCTTGGAGCCATTCCAGTTACCGCCCCAAACAAGTCCATACTTCGCGGCCAATTGACCAACACCCTTAGGGAGATTGGTGACAACGTGACCGTTCCATGAAACAGGGTTGTTCGCCGGGTTAATGTCAATCGCTAAGCCGTAAGAGTGCAGTGACTTAGTGTTTGTACCTGCAATGTTACGGTTGGCGTAAGAGCCGAGGCTGTAAATCTTATAACCCGACCCCTGTAGCGCATTGACGAATCCGACGAATCTGTTACCAACGGAAGGGTTAAGTAGCATCGTATGTCCATGAGCATCCTTAAACCTTCTCACATTCCCGACTGCAATATTTCTAGCAGGTCCACTGGCTACAGGGGCGCCTCCGGCCATTGCTTTGACAGCCTGAGAATACCCCTGTCGCCCCTGTGTAATTGTTCCTAGGTTGTGACCGCCTGGAACATTCTTAGTTAGGTTGGACATTTGGAACTTCTGAGCAGCAGCAAGACGTTCCTTGGCAGCCTTAATTTGACGCTGAGCACGAAGCATTGCATTAAAATCCTTCGTATTCTGAGCCTTGGTCTGCGCAAGCAACGTCGCTTGATTGTCAGCATCCATAATGGCCTTGCCACGAGCCGTAAAGATGCTAGGATCAGCCTGCGGTGGAACATTTGGAAGAGCAGCAGGCATGAACTTAGTGTAATCGGCAGGCTTAAGATACGGCCTGTCCTTGTTCTTCAAGGCCGATAACTGATCTAAGATATCCTGCTGAGTAACCATTACTTATTCTTGTTCCTTGCCCTCGCTTCAAACTCAGCACTCTTGATATACGGTCCAGTACCCCGAATACCGAGCGCAGTCATAATGTTGATTAGGGCTTCAGTATCCATCCCGCCTTCAACATCTGTTCTTTGTCTGTCACCAGTATTTGTAACTCGCTGCACAGGAGACATTAAGGGAACCTGCTTGCTCAGGTAGTGTAGCAGCCCCTGACCACCGTCGCTCTTGTAGATGGGACCACCAGTGAAATCTCTTCCTGTAGCAATTTCACCAGGAATCTTAATACCGGGAGTGATTGAATCCCAAATACCCTGTGCAGTATCCTTAGGCCCGAAACCTAACATCTGACCACCGAAGTCAATCAGAGGATCAGAAGGGTTGACAATCGTATACCCGAACTTGTTGCCCTGCTCGTCAATCATGTTCCGCCCAAGGTTACCCCACCAGCGACTCATGATATTATCGCTTTCGGGGTCACCAATCGGACCCATACCGTACGATCTAATCCACTCAGGGAATAACTGATCGTCAGGGTATGGGTCACGCATTGTTGCTCCCTCAATACCCATCATTCCTTGCAGAGCAAGATTCGCCCTAGGAACCGCTAACTGCTTGGCAGGAGACATAACCATACTCTGAACAAGCAGTGGCGTAGACTTCCTTAACCAAGAGTAGAACGGAACGACCATACGAACCTTCTGCTCTGTATAAGTTAGATCGCGACCATCGGGGTGCCACTTTCTAACCTCATGAGCAGCATCTTCCATAGCCTTCTGGATAGAGTTGCCCTTCTTTAGATTCTTGTTAACCGCAGAAGTGAAGTGTGCCAACCGAATGTAGTGCTCACGATACTCTGCCGCAGCAGTAGCAGCATCGTGAATCTTTCCACCGGCAGGACGAGTCACAAGGTTCTTTAACGCATTACCTCGCTGAGAAGCCTCGCCAATCTGACCCGCACCTTCAGCATAAATATCCTCAAATGCGTAAGCATCACGGAGAAGTCCATGCTGATACGCCCCCACATAAAGTTGGTCGGCAGAGATTCGCTTGCCATTGACATTTAGAATGATGTCTCGGCCGTTGGTCTCTGCCCACTTCATAGCTTCTGGTGAGGTTAACTGTTCCATAGCATCGAAATCGCCACGCTTGATAATGTCCTTGTATTTGGTGCGCTGAGAAGCCATGATACGACGAGCATAAATAAAAGCCCGAGGATCATTATGGCCAGCCAGCCACATAAGGTTAATATCACCAATCGCGTTACGGATGTGGTGGGACGGGAGATAGATCGTAACTCCGGTCTTCCAAATTCGTAATCCCTTTGCATATAGCCTCCCCAGGGTAGATGTGGGATGATACCCACCCTTATACAGATCATTCATAACGCGCATGATCTGCTTTCCGTGTTCCTCAGGAACCCAGAACCCCTTAATCCTAGATAGGTTCATATAGTAATTATGGGTGGCCGTTTGCTTGACCGATCCGAATGCACCTACGAAACTGTCTAAGAAAGCATACTCCTTAGTGACCCGCTCCATAGCAAGGTCGATATCATATAAGAAGGCTACAGGATCGTTGACTTCCCCCCAGCGATCCCATGAAGTCATCCAGTCGGAACCCTTTGAGTAGTCCCTAACTCTACCCATAGTATCCCGTGCCTTAGATGAATTCGTAAACTGGAACGCCTTGGTTCCATTCATCTGCTTTAAAGTACGGTTAATGTCTTCCATCTGAGCCATAGACTTCTCGGCTACAGAAAGTTCCTTGGTCAATTCATTCTCAAGACCAAGACCATGACTCTGAACCTTTAACACCGTACGCATATAGTTCTGGAAGAACGTGGCTAACTCCGCAGAGCGGGGGTCTGTAGCCTCCATCAAACCAGTTGCGTGCTTCCAAGCATCGCTAATCTCTTCTGGCTTGTACGTGAGAGTAATGTGGCGCATCATCTTAGCGCGACCAACAGCATTCTCTTCGCCAACGTCGAAAACATCCTTGGAAATCTGCTGCCAATCTCCCTTACCCCACCACGTAGTCATGTGAGTCATAACCTGATCCACAACATGACGACCAGTGATATCAGTAGCAAGAGTCTTCTGACTGATTCCAAGACTTTCTGCAATAGTCTTTTCAAACTTGGTAACGAGCCTACGATCAACTCGTCCCTCAATTGCAGCACGCTTTAACTCGGAGTAAGCCGTTTCAACCCACTTATCAGCAGGAAGCTTATCAACGTTGACAACATCCTTAACGAGGTCCTTAACAGCGGCAATCTCCTTATTTGTCATGCCTCGCTGCATCGCAGCCTCGATCGAAGTCTTTACAATCTCAGACTCCTTGGCGGGACGCTCAATCGGAGAGTAGTTAAGAAGTTCCCTGCGAGCCTTCTCTGCAAGACCAGTAAGGTTTGCAGTAATCTCAGCAGTAGTAAGAGAACGCTGGGCCGAGAGTCCGTGAATGGCAGAACGAACAAGAGGATTCATCTTGGCCGTATCCGTCTTGGTGAAATCCTTCAGGACCTCTGCAAAAGGAACCTGACCGTGAGTTGCTTCAATCACGTCAGACAAGCGAACACGGACACCGTTGTGCCAAACAGGCTGCACTCCGAGAGCAATCATGTGATCCTCAGCGGATGCAAGCATTGCCCGAGCCTCTTCGAAGTTACCTTCCTTCAAACCACCGTCACGCAGAATCTTGTTGTAAAGCTGAATCTGCTGACCCGGAGTAACTTCCTTGACAACTCCACGCTTTAAGAAAGAACCAGTACGCTGAGGCATTTCCTTAGTAGCACGCTTCGGACCCATGAGATTATCAATCATGTTATCCGCAAGATCACGCGCAACCTGAGCCGGCTCACCAATAGCCTTGGGAGCCTGGACTGAATACCTAGGAGACTTTCCAGTAAGAATATCGTTGACAATCTGATTAGCAGACTGCGTGCTGAAACGACCAGAAGGTTCGGCAACCTTTCCGGAACGCAGCATTGCACGCTGCCAATCCTTGTCAGCGCGTACTAACTTCTCTGTGGCAGTTCTGGCAGGATCGGGAATAGCAATCTTTCCCGCTTCCACATCCTTTGCCATTCTGACTTCCTGCTGGCCCCAACGCCGAGCAAGTTCTCTTGTCCTAGGCTGGAACTTAATCGCATCCATCAAAGGCTGCGGCATCCCAGGTCCCTTTAACTTCATCTTCGGAACAGGACTGTCGTGCAGAGGATTTGCAACCATCCTCTTGCTTACAGCAGTTTCAGCCGTTCCAGGGAAGTTAATATTGGGAACATGCTTTGCATCCTTAACAAAAGGAGCAGCCTTGGCAGCCTGCATTAAACCACCGTCAGGGACGGCAGCCTTTACGTCGAGAAGATCCTTCGCACCCTTAACACCACCCTTGCCAAAACCCCCAATGTAAGTTGTAGGGTCCATAAGAAGGTCAAGAGCAAAACCGCCGCCATAGCGAGCAACCTTATTCTTCACCCCAAAGTTCTCGTGAAGGATGTTCTGACCGGTAATCTTCGGCGAAACCTTGTCTGCGTACGCAGCCATTTTGTTCTTGATATCGCCAGGAGTCCAGTCGCCAGGAAGAACACCAAGAGCGTTGGCACCCATTCGGGCTTCATAGCCAACAACAGCTTCGCCAGCACTCTTTAACTCATGCCCAACATTCTCCATGAAACCCTTGTTAGGGTCCTGAGCCTCAGCCATTCCCTGAAAGAAATGAGCCGTGCTGTAGAGGGGAGTTGAGAGCGCGTCAAAGAGGCTACTCAGAACACCTGCTTTCTCTTCCTGCGCGTTGGTCCGGGAAGCAAGAGAAGTACCAAACAACTTCGCAGTTTTCTTATCGCCAGACGTATGCGTGAGCATGTACGTGGCAAAATCCTGTGCGCCAGTATTCGGAGCCGAAGGTAATTGATACTTCGGAATACTGTGCACAGTATGGTCTTGCTGATCAAGCAATCCACTACTCATGAAATGCTTGATCAGCCGCTGCGTCTTCTTAGAAGTTGTCACTGAGCACTCGCCATTGCCGCCATTTTAAGAACCCTAATATCCTTTTCGGAGAGCCCAGCCTTACGTCCAGCCTGTTCGGCCAAAGCCCCCGCCGCAAAAGGAGTTAATCTAGAGGTTCTAGTCTTTCCGTTCCCAAGAGGCTTGGAAATAGAACCGTCCTTGAACGGATCAGTATTCCAAAGCCCCTGAAGAATAGAGGCTAACTTCTGCTTCTGCTGACCACTATCTCCAACAATATTTAAGGCACTCTGGATGCCCTTAGGGAGGTTAGATGAGGTTTTACCGCCCATCTGAATCTTCATCTGCTGTAACTGCCTATTCGCAGCATCAGACTTCTGCTGATACTGAAACTTACTAGCAGCCAAAGCATTGTCGTTGTTCGTGTCCTCTACCTTGATCTTCAGATTCGCTGCATCCTGAATCCTAGACCATAAATCAGCGTCAGCCTTTGCCTTCGCATCAGCCGCCGCCTGCATAGCCTGCAACTTATTGTCAGCAACTTCCTTAGCCCGCTGACCCTTTAATTGTGCAATCTGTCCCCGATTACCGCGAACGTAATCCTGTAACTGTGAAAGAAGATCAGCGGACCGACCCTTTCCTTCAAACTTAGCACCACCCGCAGACCTGGTAAAGTACCTCGCATCAGCACCGGCAAACTCCTTTGCAGTCTGAGCATGCTCAAGACCCTTCTGAGTATTCTCAGCAGTAACCTTCTGATTTTCCTTGAAGTCAGGGGCAATAATCTGATCAGCAGTAGCCTCTAATCCAAGGTCCTTCAGCATCTTAGCCTGCTCACCAGTGGAAGCAACCTGAGCATCTGTGATGGTCTTATTTGCATCAGCAGATAACTGCATCTGCTTTGCAGCCTCAGCATCGCCACGCTGGTTAGCAATGTTAGAATCCCTACCGTAAGACTTAGCAAGACCATTGTACATAGCCTCAATCTCACGGCGAGCCTTACGAGTATCCTTTACGGCAGCCTTGTTATTGGCACGAATAGCTCCAATTTCAGCACCGTAAGCACCACGAATTGCAGCCTCGGACTGCTTGATAGCAGACTCATAATCAAACGTCTGAGAAGCCGAATCAGTAAGCATACTCTGCATTAACTGATCCAGATAGTCAGGCATGGCTACAGAAGAACCGCCTCCGGCATCTCCAACACCAGGACGATTCTTAGGCTTCGCTCTAATAGTTGTCTGCGGGGCAATCTTAGGAGCAGCAGCCTGGGCAGCACCGCCAATGGCATCTAAAGAATCCTTGAAGGCATTCTGAAGCATTCCCCCAACACTACTAGTCTCGCCAGGGAGTTGAATCGTACCACCCGGAGCGTACTTACTAAAGGTAGTGTTGCCGGAACTCTTGCGAACACCAGTCTTTCGACCTCGATGCCGTTGATTTGGCGGTTCGCCACGGCGATATCCGCCGCTAGAATTTTCGGCTCTGTTAGGCATTGTTAACCCTTAATTCCGTACTTTTCCGCCCGTCGCTGAATAGCAGCAGCCTTGAGCGCAGCCTGCTGAGACTGGTTTAATCCCTGGAAATTAGTAGCATCAGTGGAGAGAGAACTTAACTGACCCTGTTCATCCTTGGTAAGATCACCAAGTCTCTGCTGATACTGCGTATCGTAATCAGAGTTAGCGTCCGCGTACAGACCGGAATTCAGAAGTCCACGCGAAGCGAAGTCCTCCTGTAGCGACTTCAAACTCTGCTCACGTTCCTGACCCATACGTTCTAATGCAGTCTGGAAAGCAGACTTAACATCATTCTGACTCTGAGCGTTTCCAGTCTGGAACTGCTGGAGATTCTTCATTAACTCCGAAAGACCAGACTGATACGTAGTGTCGCTAGACAGGTACTTATCAATGCCAGGAACAGCCGGCTTGGGAGCAGCAGGCTTTGTCTGCGGAGTCTTGCTACCTGCACCCTGAATCTTTCCCTGCTTAGTCTGCGGAGCACTCTGAGGCTTGTTATTCCGCTGGTTGTTTCCAGAAAGCTGACCAGAAGAATTAGGCTTGAATGCCGGGCGAGCAGGCGCAGGAGCAGATTGACGAACCGGCTGAGGCGCAGGAGAATGATGAACTGGCTGAGGCCGAGAAACTCTTGCCGGAGCCTTACGAATTGTAGTCTGCGGGGCAGAAACAAAACGCTGAGGCGCACGCTGAATCGTAGTCTGTGGGGCAATTCTCTGAGGCTTAGGACGCGGAGAACTTCCGCTGCCGCCACCGGAGCCCTCGTTTCTAAACACCATTTTGCTTGCCTCCAAAGGCACTTGCTTTCGACTTATTCATCTTCATGAGTCTCCGCTTCATGGCTTCGACTCTCTCATCGACAATTGTAGTATTGTCGTCCTGAACCCTAAGGTTCTTTGCATTTGCGGTGCTCTGTGGTTGCGGTCCTGTTACCGATTGGCCCTGATATCCATACTTGCTAAACACGAGGGCCCCCTAGGTAGTTAGGATTCATATACTGCTGTGAATTGCCTGCCTTTAGCCTTCGAAGCATAGCATTTCTCTTTAAACGAACAGCGGCATCGCGTTCTCTGTAGCCAAGCTTATCCACAGGTCCCATAGTAGGATTACTCCTACCGCCACCGTAAACCTTGTTTCCCGCGGCGTAAGCCTGGAAGTCATATGACTGCCCAGGTCTAACCATTAGTAGTTACCCTTTAGCCTCTTAGCCATTGCCTTATAACGGGCAGACTGCTTATTACCTGCTTGTGAGATTCTACTACCGTCACCGAAAATAGAAACTACACCGCTAGGACCAGGGTGCTGCCTATCAAACTGCTTACGATAGCGTGCCTTACCAGGACTGAAATAGTCAGCGTACCTTGAAGAAAAATCAACCTGACTCTTATCAATCTTTGCCTTAGGGTTATATCTCATTACTGCCTACCCTTGTTGACAGGACCCGGCCTCATTCCACTAGAGAGACGACGCCTCATGGCCTCACGGTAAGTATCCGCATCAGCCTTACGCTGCTGGGGGACATTTCCTTCCCTGCCTGCAGGAATGTAATTCTGAGCGAAACCGCCACCTAAGCCCTTGGGCTTATTATTCTTGTTACGAAGAAAACCCTCATAACGAGAATACCAATTAGTCCCCGGCTGGGGGGAATTAGTAGACATTAGTTCACCTGCTTTGCCACGGTCTGCTTGCTACCTACGATAGCAGTAATGGTGAAGGCGCGGGCGGGCCCTTCGCCTAGGGTGCCGTTATTCAGAAGTGTCAATTCAAAGTTAATCTGTCGGAATCGGAAACTCTTCAGGAACTTGGCAAATAATCGACCTGCGGTACTACTATTAGGTGCTGTAGTCTGGATAGTGATAGGACTTGCCAGTGGAGTATCCCACGGACGAGTCGTGACTTGATTCCACTTCAACCCGGAGATGTTAGCCCAGGTAGACTTGAAGTTAAGCACGATGGGGTTCGCGGCACCCACAATATTTCGAGTTGTCAGAAGGTCAGCACCCCACCACATTAACCTCTTAAAGTGGTGTGAATCAGCCATGTCGTAGTTCTTAGTCTTTAAGTAACAAGTAATGTCGTAAGCAGTAGAAAGTGTACTTTCATTTGTGCTACCATCAAACCCATCCTGAATGTAGAAAACATTCTCATGAGCCAAGATGGTACTACCTGCATAGTACTTTGTATTGGTAGCCTGTGCAGCATCCGTTGGAAATGCCATGAGAGCACCAAAGTTATGCAGGGTGGAATTAGCACTCGACCATTCAGTCCATGTCCTAGTCTTTAATCCGTACACATAAATCTTGTTGAAGTAACGTACAATAAGACGGTCTCCCATAACGCTGAGGAACACTTCTTCTGATCTAGTTGAAGGTGCAGTAGTATCTAACTCAAAAGGAACCTTCAGATTAATGCGCGCGAAGTCATAGTTAACAACCTCGTAGACGTTACCCTCATGGAACAGAAAGACTGAGTTCTCATATTGCACTACACAACGTCGTGTGGTTACTCCAAGTGTAGAGTTAATATTACGCAGAATAGCGTCAGTGGGTCGAATGTCGTAAGCAAGAATGTAGGTAGAGTCATTTTTAAACAGCATCAAGTTGTCATTGTAAATGATGATATCAATCAAGTTCTGCCCATCACCAGGAGACACATCAATCAAATTGGTGGAGGTCCAAGCCAGTGTCGAACTGGTGATGGGATCAGTAAACCGAAGTCTTGAAGAGTTAGTACCTGCACTAACACCTGGTACAATGAACATACGAGTCTTGTGGAAGATTGCAGATTCACCCTCAGGCATAGCAGTATCCGCAGTAAAACCAGTGCTAGGGCTCCACTTACCGCCTGCCTGCGTTCCAGAAGTTCCAGGCTTAGGTACAATCCACATAAAACTGTTGTACTGTAATGCAATCTCGGACTTCAGGCTAAGCTTAATTGTAGTCCAAGTAGTACCGTCAAACGCAAAAGTACCGTCTGAGTTTGATCCAATAAGATAGTTACCTTCTGGGAATGTCCCACGGCCGATGATTCGAATACGCTCTGTCCACGTAGACGAGTTGTTTACCGTTTCTTTAATCGGGGGTCTACTAACTAAGGAACCATCAATGTCCAACTCAAAGTTAATGCACTTCACTAACTCAGAGTCGGCAACAGCGGTGGGATCAGATGCGGTGTTTAGGCCGCCCACAAATGGCCCTAGTCTAATTGCTTCTGCTCTTGCCATTACTCAAAATCCTGATACGTAGCCGAGACCGTAGGGTACGTCTCGCGACCAAACCAATACTGCCTGTTGTTGTTGAAATCAAGATCGCCCTGAACCTGCTGAGCCTTCTGCTGAGCAGATTCCCAATCCTCATCCATTTCGTAAGCCTGCATTAAGCAGAAGTTCACGACAAAGGTATGAAGATAAGGAGGCAAATCAATGGTGCTAGAAGTATCAACAACATCGACTGCGTATCGGGAGTAAATCACCTTTAAGCCTTGGGCTACAGAAGCCTGCGGCTTAGGAAATAGAAGGATCTTATCCCTCTGCTGCTGGGAGAAAACAAGAGGGTAAGCATTGGTGACAGTAGTGCTGTCCCAACCATCGGCTTGCTCTGTGAATTCAACCAGCGGTAACCACTTAATAGCGTAGTAGGAAGTAGAAGTGCTGTCCTTAACATACGCATGAGTGAGCACAAACAGATCAGTCGGTAAAGTGTATTCACCTGTACCCGCAACGGTGTTAACATATCCAACAGTAGTCAGTAAGCCCTCGTTCTGCATAACAGCTTCGCGCTGAGCATCATTGATCCACCGAATAATATCAGCCTGGGTAACCTGCGCCGCAGACTCGTCACCGAAGGTACGCTGAACACGATCAATTACGTCCTGAACTGTAAGCACCCCAGCGGTCATTAGATTCTCCGTAACTGATCATCAAACTTAACAAATTCACCCGTAATAGGGTTACGGGTCTTGATGTAGTTTTTCTTCGTGCCAATGAGGAATGCGGTGAAGTCCCTACGCATTTCCTCTTCGTCCATCTTTTCCTTCAGACGGAGCGCTTCATTCGCTGCGTTCTCGGCATCCATTCTCTCCAAGACCGAGCCGTTTTTATTGTCGGCTCCCCACAGTCTGGCAAGGATCTTGTTAGGCGTATCGAGTTCACTAGCGAACATAACGACATAGCCAGATCGAGAGTCAATAATCCGATAAGGATTTTTACGATCAGCATCTTCTGTCCTCTGGCCAGGTGGAATCCACTGTAACTCAAGGTAAGGATCGTAGTCCTTAATAACTTCAGCCAGTCTGGCGAAATGTTCGTTCACCCACTGGCCGTCATCCGTAACAATTAACATTAGAGTACCTTAATCGAACGAGAGGCATGAGCAGTGCCCTCCCAATAACAACCAGCACTGTCTCCATCAAAATAGGCACCTACAGTGGCACCCATTTCAACAATAACACCAGTGGCATTCATTGTACCTGCGCCCGCAGTTTGGTTCCTAAGTTTAAAGAATAATCCTGTATCAATAGAGGTCACAGTAACACTAGGTGTTTCCACGGCTCCTGTAGCCACTAATGACGCAGTAGCACCTAACTGTGTGCCTCCTGTGCTATTCCAAACTTCCATGATGTAGTTGTTAGCAGCAGTATCTGTTAAAGAGAGCTTGGAAGTATACTGTAACCCACTGGCTACAGTAAAGAGCGCATTAGTGATCTCAATCCGGTCACTGGCTCCTGCATATGTAAGTTGCTGCATCCAGTTGAAACCAGGAATAGTACTCGCAACTCTGTTTACTGTGGCTGTACCACTAGCATTAACGAATGTCCAGCCAGATGCACTAAGTTCTAGTTTAGGGTTAAGACAACTGTTTACTCGGACAGTCTTAGTGAACTGAGCGTTAGGAACAGTACCAAACAGATCATTCTCCAAGTCCTCATTGGACTTTGGAGCAGAGGAAATCTTATTAGCCTTCAGAAGAAACGCCCGACGCAGGTCTGATACTGAGCCGGACGCTACTCCTGAAAATGTCTTGTAGAACTGATACTCTAAGTCACTGTTGGTCCACTTGGGGTCAACAGTAACACCAGCAGACTGTAATCCACTGGTGAAATAATTACGCCTAGTATCAGCGATAGACATTAACGCCACCAACCGCCACGAACAATGAAAACGAGCAGTGCAACAGCCAGGAGAACTAACACAATCGTAACTAATGTACCGTTCATTTTGAACCTCCGAGATAGAAAGAGGGGAGGGAAGGCTTGCTTCCCTCCCCTCAAATACTAGCCCTCAGTGATATCCGAAAGGAGACCGTGGGCGTTACGACGATGCGTACCTAACTCGCAGTACTTGTAAAGAGTACAGCCGTAAGCATCGAAGTTACCGGCGGACGTAATAATACGCTGCCAGTTAGAACCATCGCGGTTCATGAAGGACCAGTCGCCGGCGTTGTAAAGCTTTAACTCCTTCTCATTAACCGCGAAGATACGGTTAGGAAGGCAGTCGTAGTCGGCAACTAACGGAATGTCTCCGTTGTCAGTGGTGAAAGCGAGACCCTTGAAACCACCCTCGAACTCAGTAGTGTTGCTGTAGCGACGCTGCTGAACAAGAAGGTTGAAGTAGGACCGACGAACACCCAGGTTCGAGAAAAGAACCGTAGGAGTACCGCCACCCCGCTTGCGAATCTCATCCACTAACTTAATCATCAGACCCTCAGAAAGCGGACGGTTGGTACCACCGTTCTGGTCAACATAAGACTTCCACACGGTCGTAACCGCGGGGTCAATGTTGTAAACGACACCAGTGTCCGAAACGATCTGAGAAAGACCGGTGATTTCCTTCGTACGGTTGTTATCACGAGTGATGTAGTCACCCGAAGCCGAAGCAACACCCGCAGCGGGAGTGAACGTCACAGTCGTGTTACCACCAGCAGAAGTAATGCTAGTGATAGTCGCATCCGCAACACGAACAGCATCAGCAGAAGTGAAGATATCAACAAACATACCCTCTTCAAGATACTGAGCGCCTGCATCCGCCACGACAAACGTAGTAGTAGTACCGGCGGCAGTAGCCGTAGCTAACTTACCAGCGTTAGTACCGTACGTCTGACGGTTCATATCCTTAGAAAGAGTCTGACGCAGACCCTTAATTTCCTCATCGAGAGCAGAAGCAAAAGCCTGGAAGTTCTTGTCCGCTAACTCGAAGGTCTGACCCGTCATCTCAAGAGCACCATAAAGATACTTCAGGGAAACACGAGCCGTCGCATAACTCTGCGAACGAGCGATAGGCAGAGCCTCATTCTCAATACGCGCACCGACACCCTGGTTTCGCTTCGTGCGAATGGGGAAGGTAACGTACTTACCGCCAACTTCATGAGTAACACCCTCAGAAGAAGATTCAATCCTCTTAAGAGTAACAGTGTCACTCTGAAGCTGATCCCGTAACTGACCCTCGTAGACTTCCTTAAGAATGGAGTCTACGGTGGTCATAGTGGTAGTAGCCACTTAAACCAACTCCGTATTAATTACTGTCCTAGTTGCTGCTGAAGCATTTGGGCAACTAGAGCCTTAGTTTCACTCGAACTCATCTTGGTAGTATCCAAGCCTGTGTTCGGGGAAGAACCACCGGAGCCCAAGATGGGAGGTCCTGGCTTACGCTTTCCAGAGAGAATCTGATCCTGTAACTGGACGTATTCCTTAACGGCATCTTCCAGCGACAGATTTTCATCATTCATCGCGAGACCGAGAACGTAACGCTCATCAAAGTCACCATAGGTATCCTTGAGCGTACTAATCTCAGAATCTAACTCGCTATCTGCAAGCGCTTGCTGTTCCTCTTCACGCTGACCTAAAAGAATCTGAGCCATTGTCTGGACGGCAGATTCCATTTCCTGATAGGCCGGATGCTGCGTGATATCATACGGGTCCTGCTGTTCTGCGGAGTTAAACTGGCCCTGCTCATCTTCATACTCGGCGTACTGTTCGCCACCTTCCTCAGCCTGCAGCCACTCATTAAGAGCCTGCTGAACTTCCTGAGGATTCGTACTGATAGCATTGAGAAGTCCGAGAGCGAAATCAACATCACTCGGCTCTACGCCGCCATCAATAAACGGCTTCCAGCCCTCGTACTGAGAGTGTACCTTGTTTAAACTTTCCTGGTAATTCTGATCCCACTTCTGAAGGTGGGGTGTAACCTGCGGCTGTAACTGAGAAGGAATAGTCTGAAGAAGATCATTCCAAGCCGGGTTTAATCCTGTACCACTCTGCTGACCAGAATCAAACTGCTGACCCTGACCTGCATCCTGGCCCTGGGAATCTCCGACCTCTGGTCCCTGGCCCGCCATTTCACTCATCGAAAAAACTTTCTACTAGATCGTGGTCGAGTCGTCCTGCACTCGAAGAGCATAAACCTTGTCATTGATAGTCATAGTGTCAAGTCGAGACTGAGTATAAGTAGTAGCAGAAATTGCAGCTAAACGAGCGTCCATAGCCGCGACGTTATCGTAATTCGCAGGGGTAGCCACATTTCCGTTAGACTTGGCTACAGAAGCGGCAGTCGCCCTGGTCTTACTAACGAATCCATTGGACTCGATATCACTAATCTGGTGCTGCGCCATTATAATTTCGCCTCCGGAACAGATGGATTACCTTGCTGCTGAGATTGCTGATAAGCTTCTGGAGTTGATGCAGAATCAACCATTTGCTGATCGACCAACTCCGGCGGCAGCGCCCCCATCGCACCTGTAACTATAGCAGCAATGTGCTGGTTGACGTGGGCCTCGAAGAGGTCCTTGGCCTCCTTTGGTAACTGTTCAAATGCCTGGCCCTTACGGTAATGGTTGTGACGTTCAATATGAATTCTGTGATCGTCCCAAGTATTAACCGGCACAAGCAAGGGAACATCAATTGGCTGGAGAACCGGAGACCCGTCTTGATTCATAACAGGCTGACCGTTGTCATCAACAACAACCTGCTGAGGTTCGCCACCCTGCGGCGGCTGAACAATCATTGCATTCTGGGCGTCAGGAGACTGTAAGAACTCCTGAATCTTCTGAGCACGATCCATCTGGATAATATCTGTAACAGCCTGAGCCATACGGAGATTCTCACGCTGAGCCTGACGAACGTCAGTCTGAACCTGCTCGTAAATCTTATTGATGCCACCAATCTCCATAACTTCAAGACCCTTCTGAGGATCAATGAAGCCCATCTTCATAAGATCCATAATGAAGGCTTGCTTAGCCGCCTTAGAAGTTGGGAGAGCCGATCCAGCCTCAACACGAATATCAGTATTTCCCCGAAGGTCAGAACCCTTGAACGCAAGAACATCGAACGATCCATCCTGACCAGTCACCTTTACCTGACGAGCAGTATCCCAAAACTGCTTAACGTAATTGAGACTCATAAAGGCTATCTTTTCGGTGGCCTCTTCGATTGAATCGTATGTGTACGATAACTTTGACTCGTCTTGTTCCTGTAAGTAGGAGATAGCAGTCGCGGCTGTGACACCCGGAGGGGCTTGACCCCTGGATACTTCATGCTGTCCACTAATCTCATCCATATCACTCTTGATACGTTCCTGCTCTTCCAAAACATAGCTAGGAAGAGACTGGAGAGGAATCGGAGTAGGAGCCTGGAAACCGGGCCGATAAAGAATAATCTGACCCGGCTCCGAGGTCACCTTAGTAGGATCAATAGAACCAAGTTCCGCGGCTAACTGAGGCTTTGCCATACGGTTCTTGGCCTCAATAATCTGCCCTCGCGTTCTGTTGTATTCTCGCTGCAGCGGAATTAAGTCAACAATGGTAGAATCACGGTAAAACTTACCGGACTGCACATGGCCAATGTGCGCAAAAGGAAACATTCCATGGTCGAATGGCCAGCCCTCTTCTCCATATACAACTCTGTTGCCTGCAACAACATACATACCGCCGTTGGGCATATCCTTCATGACGTTAGGACGGACCCAGCACTCTAAGACAAGAACGTTCTTGTTCTTCTCCCACTGCTGAATGCCCATCACATTAACGAATGAATCCTCTAACAAGTCGCCGTTGTTTCGCTCGAACGAAATAGGCTGCTTGTAAATGGCGGACAACTCATCTGCCGAACGCAGTTGAGCGTGAATGACCCAAGGCTGTCTCTCGATATCCTCTTCCTTTAGATCAGGCACGAAAATGTGGAAGGGTGTTACCGGATCATAACAGATATCGCCCTGTTCCCCTGTAATCAAATCGACCTTAGACTCATCCCAATAAGCCTTCATAAAGCCGTTGCCTGTTACAGAGGCCCAAAAGACGGCCCTCCTCAGAACGGAATGATATTTCTTGAACCTGTAAAGGGAATCCCAGATTTGCTCACCTGCGTTAGCCGCATACATATCACGGTCGTCGGAACTAGCCGGGATGATGAAAGCATTAGGCTTCTGGGCCGTCAGCTTTGCCATTTCCGTACGAATCCGAGGGCGGATATGGTTAATAACCGGTCGCGCACGATAGTATGGCGCAGGTGGAGTGTAGAGTTGGAATGAACGATCCTGTGATCCAGTACCTCCCTTCATTGCAACATTCTGCTGGCCAAAGTAAAAAGCAAGGTTCATGTACCACTGCTTTTCAGCCTTCCAACGGGCTTCCTTGGCCTTCACAAACTGTTCAGAAACCCAGGAAACAATACGCTGATTACGTTCCTTCTCTTCCCTAGTCTGACTGAGGGAATCTGATACCGAACTCCCCGAGGACTTCGGCGAGTTCTGCGGCATTTCCGTCATCGTAAATTTCCTGTCCAATACCCTCTGCTGAGGCTAAAATCTCAAGTTCTGCTACGTCCGTTCGTGGCTGATAAGCCGTTTCTGGAATCGGTTCTGTACTAGAGACTAAACTGTGAAACGTTCTTAGGTCTCCGCTTTGAAGTCGGTTCAGAAGTTGCTGAATCATCTTCTCCCGATGCTCTAATTGGGAGTTCTGGCTGTCCAGGGTCTTCTGTAGCAGACTCAACTGGCTTCTCATCAGCAACAGAATCGTTACCGATAAGAGAAGGGCGAAAAGCAAACAGAGAATCCAAAGTGCGTTCAAGTTCTGCATGACGTTCTCTAGTTCTTTCTAGGTCTAACTTAGTGGCTGCTAAGTCAATTCCGATTTCCTCAAGCTCTGATTCAGGAACGTACCCGAACAGTTGGGCTACAGGTGCTACGCACTCTTCGCAGATAACAACGGCACCGTAATAATCCAGACTCATCTGGAAATCCAAGAATCCCCGCTGCCCATCTGCGCTGAACAAACAAATTGCACAACTAGATGGGAGCGGAGGATACTTGGTGATCGTAATTCGATCAGACTCTGAAAGAGCCATTACTTCTTCTTTCCGGGCGCCTTCTTAGCAGCGGCCTTCTTGGTAGTTGTCTTCTTGGCAGCCGCGTCAGACTTCTTCTGAGCCTCACGACGAACGGCAGGATTAGCAGCTTCCCGGTCACCCTTAGTTTCGCGGGCACGGAAAACCTGCTCAGCCTTACCCTCAGCGATTAAATGATTCACAGAATCGCCCTTACGCCGAGCATTCTCGTGACCGGTCTGAACCTCATCTAAAAAGGGACCGTTGACCTGCGGGTCAAGACGAAGTTCAAAATCCGCACGACCATAAGGGTGCTCGTACGAAGTCTGCTGAACCTTATCTACTGCCTCATCTAACTTCTTACCCATGATGTTACTCCTTATCCTTGACGGTATTTCGAGCCTCTCTACTAGCCCGAGCCTGCTCTCTACGAATGTCGTCTAAGAAAGGACCATTAACCTTCGGGTCTAAATCCTTGGGACGAACGTGAGGGTTGAGCGGATCAATTAACGGCGGGTCAAGCACCGTGTTATGAACCGTGACCTCAGCGGGGTCTACATCCTTAACCATTAATATTCTCCTACGTACTCGTCGTACGGAATCTGATGCATCTGAACATACGATGCGTACGGATCAATTTGAATGGGCCGCGCAGGATTGAACGTCGTCCCTGCCCCCATCAGTTTAGCAATCTCCGCCTTGCTCATGGTGGGCTTCTGGCCCTGCTGTAGCGGTGCTAGTTCTGGCATGAAAGAAAAGAAATATCTGGCAGAGTCAATAGCGTGATCATCCTTCTTCATTGGCTCTTCGTACTTGTTATTTCTTTCACCCATCTTGGCAGACATGTAAGTCTTACGCTTATACTTACGCATTTCCTTGAGCAAGTTGGGACAATCTTCTGTGATAAACCACTTGTTGTTCTGTAAGTAGGTGTTCATACGGTTGAGACCTGCGTCAACATTACGCAACTGTCCCAACGCAAGATCAAGTCCCTGTAAGGAATACTCAATTTGGATAGAATAACCGGTAACTGCGGATCGCTGTTTGATAGCAGGATCGGCGATGCGTAAGTAAGGAACAATTCCAAACTGTTCGCGGTAATGCTGTTCTTTCGCTTTGACAACCATCGCATGTTGCTCTACCGTCATTTCTGATTTGTAGTGCTCCGCAAAAGTTACAACGTCCCCGTTCGGAGAAACAGCGTGCCACAACCATGCCGTAGGGTTATTGAATCCATGGTCAAGAGATTCGTAAACAACCCACCCAGCAGGGGGACGAGTAATTGCAGGGATTACGTGCTCCGAAGAATCAAAGTACTTAAATACCAAACCACCAATCGCAATGTACTGTCCCTTACCACGGATAATACGCTCTTCCTTATCAAGTCCTGAAAGGAAGTCCTGAATTTCCTCCTGATCAATGTGCGGGTTGTCAGTCATATCAACGACGATCACGTCGATCAAAGGATCTTCTCCGGTAATGCCTGGCTCATAGATTTCGTCATAAGTCCAGGTCATACCATCGACGGGCGTCATGGTTAGCCAATATGCTCCACGATAGTCAACAAGACGAGCCTTACACTCACCAAAGATATTCTTGGGAGGTTCCTCGTCGAAATGGATGAAGTGTCGCGGAACACCAGCAAACTTATCTAGGTCCTGCTCATAGGACATAATCTCAAGTTCTGAGTCATTCGCTAGTCTCAGAACATGCTTAGCGGCGTTGTAAGAATCTTCCCAAGAACCATTAATCAGAGCCGAGACAGGCAGCCATTGGCGCAGATTTGGCAGGATAATCTTATCAACCCCGTTCTTGAAGTCAACGGTACATACTCGCCCGATGACTGGCGGTTCCGGGGTGCGACGATATGGATGTGTACCGGTGAGCCAATAAACATCTTCCGCAATCCCTCCCGTCGTCTTACCTGATCTGTTGCCCCCAACATATTGACGACCCTTTTTGGGAGAAGAGTGAAACATTACTTGCTTGTCGTGAGGTACGTATCCAAAGATATTAGGCTTACGGGCAGCAGTATTCAGCCCACCAGCAATGTTGGCGAGCATCTTGTCTAGTGAGAATTCTTCTTCAGGCTTCTTCTTAGGTCGTGCCATAATGTACCGCCAACCCACTGTCAATCAGTAATTCGTTTAGGTTGCTATCACCATCAATAAACGTCCCGAGATATCTCCCGTACTTCTCGGTACGATCATTGTTGCTGCTGTCCTTGACAGTGTAGATGATAAAGTTAGGATGCTTGGCGAACCAGTCGATAACAAACTGCCTGGCTACAGGGCCTAGCGGCGTCCTAATCTCAAAGGCATTAATACCCGAGAACCTAAACGTCGTCTTCCGTAAGGTATCTAACCCTACGTCAACGACAGCCTTAACTGTGTCACCGTCGGTAACCTTAACAATGGTAGCGTAGTAGTCGTGCATGATTTCCTTAGGTGGTAGAGTCCGTAAAACCTAATGCGGCAGATAGTTTGGCAATTAGATCAGCAAGTGCGGCATTTCCACCCTTAGCACCCGAGACTGTAATGCCTTCCATAATTAAACGACTGCCCTGCCCTTCGTGTTTATGGTCACCCGGAGAAGCCTGGTCGTGTCTAACACCTAAAGTGTGGTGCTGAGCAGTCTGAGAAGAATCTACATCTGAACGCGCGTGAAAGCGAGCGACTTCCTCCGGGGGCGGAGAAGTTCGCTGGGCAGGCTTCTTAATTGGCCCAAACGGATCATCGGGGAAAATAGAGCTGTCAGCGCTCACTACGCAGCCTCATACATAACTTGAAATTCCCAGATATCTGTGTTGGCCCAGGCAACAGGAACACCTGCGGCCCATGAACTACCACCACCGGCATTTTCAATAAACTTAACGTGGGTAGAGTCAAAAGGCCAGACCTCAGCATAACGGAATGCTGATCCCTGTCTAAGACCACCAATTCTGCCAATTACCCAAGTCTGGTTTCCAGAAGGAGTAATACCCTTAGCAGGTACAGGAAGAGTAACCTGAACCTCACCAGTAGGTGCTGCAGAAAGAGTAAAACTAACGTGGGCAAAAACTGTCTTGCCCATCTGCTTATACCTGCCAGTAACGGCCGAAGTAGTGACGTTAGAAATCGTGGGTGTATAAGCAATCCACGCAGTTGTAAAAGGACCCAACGCAGCTTCTAACTTATCCGTATTGTCATTCAGGTCTGCAACAACATCAATGAAGTCTGTCGTTGCAGGCTTGAACAGGTTTAGGATGGAGGTAAATGTACCCATTATCTCTTGGACTCCAAATAAAGTTCCTTCACCGAAAGAGCAGGAATTGCAGTTTCGGGAACATCGGCTACAGGGGCTACGCCCTGTAATTCAGCAGCAATTGCCTGCAACACCGCCGGGTCTTTAACATGCTTCTGGACGGCCTCAATCATCTTGGCCATAGTCATCTTTAGATTAATGGCTTCCGGGCTAGATGCTCGTCCAGTAATCTCGTAGTAGAACTTGAGAGCAGGAACATCGCCCTGTCGAACTTTCTTAGCCAGTGCGGTCTGTGCTTCGGGATATACGTTATCCAGAATCTCGTCCGCTCTTGATTGAAGTTCACGCTTAAAAGCTCGATCTTGCAGCCAGCCGTTATACATTTCGGGGGTAACACCAATGCCGGCCAGTTTTGCATCAGAGGGTCGCTGGTCCGCAAAATTTGTGAGGAGCGCAATTGCAGCAACTTGCTTTTCTGTGAAGAACCTTTCATCCTGCCGAATACCTCGATTCTTAAGGCACTCGTTGTAGAACTTGGAAACCTTGAGACGCATCAAGTCTTCAGCGTTCAGGCCAAATTCTGCAGCTAGTTCCGTATCAGTGGGATACCTCTTGTGAGTGTGCCAGAAAATTTCTACCCAAGGCAGAATCTTCTTGGTCACCGAAGGACCAATCTGACCCTTAGGCATCTTAATCTTCGTTGGCATCAGTCATCCTCAAGTTCGTGTCCGCAGCCCGAACAGATGAAAACTCGTTCCGACTTAAAATAAGTACCTGGTGGCTGGTACATTCTATAGAAAAAGTGATCGTCAGGTTCTTCCTGCGCCGGACAGTCCTCATGCTCCATGCTCACCACTCTACACCGCGCACGCACGCGTATAGCACAGGACTAAGGCTTATGGGGAGGAATTTCAGGTAGGGACCTAATTGAAGTCCCAAAATTTTTTCCGTTCTAGGGTTCCCTAATGGTGGGGGGTCATTATTTTGAGTACACCCCTTTTGGAGGGAAAATTCTGTTCAGTAGGGGTCCACCCGAACAAGTTCGCATGGAAAAAACCTTTACAACATTGAAACGTAAACTGTAGTAAATTTATATGATTAAGTAATCTAGCTGCGTAAAGAAAGAAATAAAGAAAGCGAGTTTCCATATTGTCGAGTGATTCAGTATATATACCCAACATACTACGGTCTAAAGTATACTGAAAGTGTAGGTTTAAACCGACTCCCGTTTGTGGTATATTGGGTTTGATGCGCTCTCCATATATAACTAATTCAGTATTCTTTCATGCCGAAAGAAACCAAGTTAGTTTCTTCCATGATGAAAGATTTAAATGTCTAGACCACAATGGTTTCAAAGGAACCGAAAAGGAACCTCAATACGTCTAATTCGCGATGGGCCACGGTGGCTCATCAGAGAGAGAGGTGTGTCATGGCCAAGGAAATCTCTGCTGCGGATGTTGCGGCTTTTCTTGCTGCGAAGGGTCTGACCATTCCGGAGGACCTGACCTCGGCAATCGAGAACGAAAAGGAAGACGCTGCTTACCACGTCATCGCGGGAACGTTGAACGACGACGTCGAGAACGAAACCGAGTACGCGTCCGACATGCAGGTTCGTTTGTTCGCTCTCGCCCAGGACCTGTACGACAACCACAAGCACGAGGTTCGGAACGTCGGGCAGGGTCAGAAGGACCAGACCATGTTCACCGTCGAGACGCACGCGGGAACGCTTTTCGTCCGGCTGTCTCGGGTCTGACCGATCAAATGAAATCCCCCCGGGCCTTCGGGCCCGGGGGCTTTTCTTAGGCTTTCGACTGGAATGGGGCTAGTTGCTATGTTCGAAGTTCTCGTGGCTGAACACCACGCGCAGAATGACAAAATCATTGTCACGGTTCTCCACGTTCCGAACAATGAAATCGATGATTACCTCGCATGGGCGCACACGCAGGAAGAAAAGTGCGTCGCCGGTGGTATCCTGAAGTCCTACTCAATCGTTCCGTCAATCCTCACTCACTGCGATGACATGGGAAAGAGCGTGACCTGGTGAACATTCGATTCAACGGCAAGACCGTCGAGGTTAAGCAAATCAACACCTACGCCGGCCGTTGCCGGTTGAATGACCTGATCGTCGGCCCGCAGGGGATTCTTTTGAAGGTAGTCACGGTGCAGCCGGACTGCCCGGTTTGGGAATCAAACCGAAAGACTTTCACTGCGATGCTTGTGCAGACCGAAGATGGTATTTCCATCCCGCTTCGACCGTCCGGAAAAATCTCAGTCCTCCGCCCGCGTAAGACCCGTTAGTTAGGATCGGAACAATGACTCTTTCCATCGCTCGCGAACTGTACCTGTCGGACGACAGGGAGACCATTTCGACTCGTCTCGGCGCCGGTGTCTCCCGCGAAGTCTTTCGTTCGCACCGCGACGGCAACGCGTACAAGATTGTTAACCCGTACGAGTCGTCGGAAATCAATCTGCACGAGGCCGCTGTTTCGGCTTTCCTTCGCGGAATCTTCCACCTGCCGGGCGTCATCTGGCCGAACTTCGTTTGCCACGAGGTCGAGACAAACGTTTGGGTCAGCGAGGTCACTTGCTTTTCTCACAACCCAAGCTCCGTTCCAATGCAGCGTATGCGATTCTTCGCGGACATGCTCATGGCTCTCGGAGTTTCGGACGCCGACCCCGGACGAAACATCTTCGCGTGCAAGGGATTCATTGTTCCGATCGACCTCGGTTACCACGCTTTGATCAGTGAGAACCCGTGGACCGAGGACTACTGGACTCAGCGGTCGAAGTGGACCAGCAAATCATTCTCTTTGTCCACGCTGCGCGATGACGTTTATCGCGAGGCTCGCGAGCAAAGCGTTGCTCGGGCAAAGTGGGCGGCCGAGAATCCTGGTTGGATCGGTGGTCCGATGTGTAACTGTTCACTCTGTGTTCCCAAGTTGCATACCTACTGAGTAGGCTACAGAAGAGGCCCTTCGGGATTCATTTCCCGGGGGGCTTTTTCTATGCCCCTGAAAAGCTTTTAATTTTAGCGGCGTAGCCGCATGGAACCTGGGGCTAGTTGCCTACTCACGAGCATCGGCTGGCGCGATGTTTATTTCTCTTGATATGTGGGGTCATTTCTAGGGTCTACGGCTCGAGGATTCCATATGTTTTCCGCACTTCAAAATTTCATTTGCCTGAAACTAAAACGCAAGGGGGGGTTGGTGCGTGTTCCACGCCCCCCCTTGCTTTAGTTCATAGATTTCAGGATTCTTAGACAACTAGACAAATCTGTCCTATGCCTGAGCGTGAGTGGTCTCATGTGGTCCAGTGGCTAGGCAACTGCCACTAGACATAGGACCAGACCCCTGCTACACTGGACACAAGGCCCCCCGACCTCGTAGAAATGGTTTCGAAATGAGTGATGTGTTCGTAAGCAATGCCATATTTAATGAAGTTTTAGCTCAGCATTACAGACCTCCCAGGTTGAAGTCAGAAGGTTGGTCACCTTCCGTAGGAATTGAAGGTGATTATGATGAGATTCTCTCTGTGTTAAAGGTCAACTCAGTTAAGAATGTTCACTTTCATGGCAACACAGATAGTGGCACACTTAATGTTGGATTGTTCAGCCTCAATGATGATTACAAAGGGCTCGAGCCTGGCAGTAAGGCTATGAGTAGACGCTACGATCAGACTACCGGTGAAGAATTGTTCAGACAACCTTTTGAAATGGCGGCTATGTAATGGAGACAGGTAAAGCTCTAGTCCTGAGTGAAGTTGCTAAGCAGGGCAACAATCCATTCAAGGCTAAGGTAATTACTCAGGCTACAGGACTGGATCGCCGGCTAGTTAGTTACCATCTAACTAAGTTTACTGAGCGAGGCTGGCTTGAGCATGTTGGACAGTATTACACAATCATTAGGCTCAGCCACATTGTAGATGAGTTGACGTCTAGTTATGAGAAAGAGTCAGGTAATAAAGCTCCGACTCGTAAGGGTCTAGTTAGCCAAGCAACGGCGAATGGGTTAAATGAACTCACTCGGGCAGTGGTCTATGCTAGGGTCCTCAACGTTGAGATGTCTCGTGATATGCAGGGTCACATGAATGAGCGTATTGATGAGACAATCACATTCTTCCGTAACCTGAAGAAGTATCTGAACAATTCCAGACCTAGCGACCGGACTGCTGCACGCTATTTCCTCGAGAATACTACGTTGTATGAGTCAATGGTTGAGACGCCCACAATTGATTTTACACCCTCACACACTAAAACTGATTGGCTTGACGATGTTGCTGCGAAGGTGGAAGGTGTTTTGGGATGATCGAATTTTCGTTTACGGGGCACCGTGCATGCTATCGAGAACTCATGGAAGAATTGGCCGAAGGCACTGTAGCCCATGAGGTTGAGTGGCGAATTCATTTCGACGATGACCCATTTGGTGAGTCTGCGACTCACTCAACTAATTGTCTAGTCGCGGATGCTATGACTGACGCCGAGAGGGAAGCAAGAGCGTGGGGCCGCGAAGCAAAGTCGTCAAAAAAGAATGGTTCCAGCTCTTGACAAATTCCCGTATGTGTGCTATGAAGGAAAATAGTTGGGGTCTAGGTCTTGACAAAAGTGAATTTCTGTGCTCCGGTTGTGGGAAACGGACATAGGCGCCTATACTAGTAGTTGAAGGGCAGACCTCTGCCCGGACCAGGCTTCAAATCAATCCAATTGTTTCATAATAGAAAGGTTCTATCATGGTAGACACTCTCGATTTCCCGACCACTTCCAACCCGGTTGTTGGCATTCTTGGCGAAGAGATTCTTAAGGGAATCGCTGCGATCAACGAAGCTAACGTTTCTCTGCTTGCTAAGGCTGAGTCCGAGACTGGTGTTCGTGAGATTGACAAGCAGTTGAAGACTTTCGTGAAGTCTGATGACAACGATCTTTCCGACAAGGACCCGGAGATTGTTAAGGCTGTTGCTGACCTTCAGAAGAAGCAGGATGCTTTTAAGAAGGCTCAGGAGGCCGCCCGGAATCTTTACCGTACAAAGGTTCTTGGCGAGGAAGAGCAGGCCGAGACTTCCGAGGTTGACGCTGACCAGGTTAAGCAGCAGCGAAAGCTTGTTATGGAGTCCATCGGTGTTCTTAAGACTTTCGCTGAGCAGAACAGTCTGCCCGAGGTTGTTTCGTGGGCGAACACTGTTGAGGTTCCTCAGGTTGGTCGTCAGGGTAGTTCTTCTGTTGGTCAGAAGAAGCCTCGTGCATATGTTACGGTTAACGGCGTGACGCACGAGTCTTTCGGTGAGGCTGCGAAGGCTCTTTCGACTCTGCTTTCGACCGAGGATGCAAAGGTTACTGTTACTCCGGGTGACCTTGTTTCTGCTTGGGACGAGGCCGGTAACGATTCCTTCGAGTACGAGGGTAAGCCGGTTTCCGTGGCGAAGAAGGAGACTAAGCGCGCTGCCGCTTAGTAACAAATTCGACGCTTACGGGCGTTCTGGCTGAGGACAAAAGCAATCATACAAATTGGGTGCTATCAATTTATTGCACACAAAACCTCAGCATCGTAATTCCAGCTAAGTAATTCAGAGAGAGAGAATACTATGGGTAGCAAGGCGCAGGCTAAGAGTTCTTCCGAGTACGCTAAGTTCATGAAGCAGAATGGCATCATGCGTCGGACGGGTACGTGTCCGATTGCTCCCACTCATTACTTCCCCCTGGGCATCAATGGTTTGCTGAACCACCTGAACGTGTGCCCCGGCACTCGCCGTAAGTGATTTGTTTTTCTCGGAACATAATTTAAGACACACCTGGGAGGCTGCGTCATGGCAAAAGATTCATCCCCTTTTCATCAAACGAATCTGCATGAGATAGAAGAACAGTATTCCTACGTGGCTACTGTATTCGGTCTCCAACTTCCGACTGGAAAAATCCTAATCAACTTCGATCAGTCAACATCGTTCGCAACTCTAAAGCAAATTGCTAAGGTTCTCCGGGCTGAAGTAGTGAATGTGCGTGGGACCTGGACGTTCAATCCTGAGATTCAGACCGAAGAAGTTGGCGATGAAGATGTTTCAGCCTGATTACTCTACTGGTGTTATCTGGATTTCGTTCGAATGCCCTGGTTGTGGGCAGAACATTGATATCCCAGGAGAGAAGAGAGAGTTACATACTACCGACGATGACAAGGTATATCACAAAGATTGCTACTCCGATTCCCTACTAGACAACTAGAGCCCTGGATGCTATAATGGTACAGAACAAGAGAGTTACGGAACCTGCTGAAGATCAAAAGAGAATTGTAGTAATCACAGTATGTCCATTCCATAACGGACCCAATCTGCCGATTGAGGTGGATCGGACTGCTTGGGTTTTATTGGAAGCCGGCCACGGTCATGTTCAGGATTTATTTCCTGACTTGAGTGTGGACGAGAGAGAGATGATTCAAACCGGTATTTGCCCTGAATGCTGGGACAGTCTTTTTACAGAAACGGATGACAACTAATGCGTGAGTATCTGAACCTTTTCCTTTGTGACCACACCCACGATGAGCCGACCTCTTGTGTTGGTAATCCTTCGCTGGTAACTCTCGAGATTGTCGAGTCTTTCCTGGCTCGCGATGAGATTTACAATGTCAATCGTGACAACGAGAATCTCATTGTCGCGGACATGAAGGATGAAGAGGGAGTTAAGCATTTCACTTTCGAGCGGGTGCTTGAGGATGACGATGCTCTGACTACCGAAGAGCGTATTGATTGGGAGCCTGATCACGCTAACTACAAGCTTTCTGTAGCCCCTAATTGGGATAAGATTCCTCAGTACGTTAAGGATGATGAAGAGCAGATTGCTCAACTGAATGCTATCCAGGGTGAAATCGAGGATGGTCAGACGGTTAAGCGAATGCTTGACACTGTTCCCGTTGTGAATGTTAAGGTCACTGCACTCGGTGTGGTTTCCGGTTATGACCTTGAGTCAATGTCTACCTACACTTACACTCCCGTTATCTAAGGAAACTAACATGGCTGAGTACGATGACCTGATGCGTATTATGAATCTTCTCGGTAACCTTCGCGAGACTGTTTCCACTAAGTTCATGAAGGATAATCCTGACCTCTCTGCGGCTGTTCAGGATTATTCCATGTCAATGCTGGAGGATGTTACTAAGAACGACATGGTCGATCGTAACCTTATGCTACAGAAGGCTACGCCGTCAGTGGTTCTTACCATGAACACCCGAAATGTTCTTGGTGCAAATGCTCCGGCTGACAAGTACGGTCCGTCTCCTGCTTGCATTCAGATGGCCATTGCAAAGTGGCTTTATGAGCACCCTGAGGTCGAGGCAGAAATGCAGGCCGATTTCGCAACGGGTGTTTACGACGAGTATTACTTTACTGTCGAGGGTGGTAACGTCCCTTTTCCCAAGGGTCTGTAACTAACACAAGACTTCCCGGGCGCCTTGGTTAATTCCCCCGGGAAGAGTTAATGGGCGGGCGCTAGGTGCGCAAGATATAGGTAACGAAATCACAGGCTTTCCCCTATAATCTCCTAGCGCCCGTCCTACTCGCGTTTATCCTCAGAAGGCAAGAGAGAGCGAAGCAATGACGATGACAGACTACGAAAACATAGACTTTAGCAAGATCATTCAAGAGGCCGAAGAATTGGCTCAGGCTACAGCCGAGAAGCGTCTTCGACTGGAAATTACAAAGCAGCAACTTGCAGAAGCAGAGGCTGCGTACCGTCGTTTGACTCGCGAGAAGAATCAAATGATGGATGAGATTCGTGCCGATGAGCAGGTTCAGCGCGAAATGGAAAAGCGCAAGGCTCAGGCTCTTCGTTTGCAGGCTGCTAAGGAAAAGCGTGACGCTATCCTTGCCCGTTACAATGAGCAGGCCGCCGAAATGGATGCTCTTACTGCAACGGCTACTTGGCGAGAGTTTGCCTTTGATCACCAGATTGAAGGCGGCAAGCGTCTTGCTATTGCCGAGCGCGGCATTCTTGGTGATAAGCGTGGTCTTGGAAAGACTCTTACCAGCCTCATTTACCTTGACATGGTGCAGGCTAAGAAGATTCTCGTCATTGCTCCCAACGATGTTGTCCCGCAATTCCAGCAGGAGATTCAGCATTGGGCTCCGCATCGTCACATTCTTTCCTTCGCCGGTCTCAACAAGGATGCACGTTCCGTTGTGTACCCGATGTTGAAGCTTCTCGACTCGTACATCATTACAATCAACTACGAGGCGTGGCGTAAGGACAAGACTGTCATTGACGATCTTGTCGCGGCTGGTCTTGACACTGTGATTCTGGATGAGGCTCACCGTGCAAAGTCTTCGGAGAAGCAGACCGCTAAGGGTATCTTCCAGATTGCCTTTGTTCCGAACTATTGCCCGAATTGCAAGACCGTTGGTCTGGACCTCAGTGGCGAGTCTTATGTTTGGATGCAGAACGGTAAGTTCAAGAATGTCGATCCTACTGAGACTGCGCGTTGCGCCACCTGTAGCACGCCTTTGCAGACCACTGTTAAGAATGTTCTTTGCATGACTGGTACTCCCATTCTTAACAAGCCTCAGGAACTTTTCACAATGCTTACGCTGCGTGATCCGTTCCGATTCACAAGTGAGCGTCAGTTCCTTTACGACTACTGCTACTCTTATGCTCCCGGTAAGTGGAAGTTTAAGACTGGTGGTCTTGAGCGGCTGACCAATAGCATGAGTGAGTTCTTTGTTCAGCGGACAAGGGAAGATGCTGGCATTACTATCCCGCCGCCGGACATTAAGATCCATTACCTTGAGCCCGATCCGGTTAACTACCCGAATCAGTACAAGGCTTACCGTGATCTTACTCAGGCTGCTGCTCTTGTTCTGCAGGACGGTACGGCCATTGATATGCTTTACATTCTCGAGATTATCCTTCGAGAGCGTCAGGTTATCACTTGGCCGGCTGGTGTGGAGCTAAAGATTAAGGACCCTGACACAAAGGAAGTTCTCGAGACTCTTAGGTTCGACGTTGAGGAATCGCAGAAGTTGGATGCTGTCGAGGACCTTTGTCGAGAGTTGGCCGAAGAGGGCGAGCGAACCATTGTGTTCAGTAAGTTCAAGGCACCGCTGTATGAGTTGAAGCGTAGGATGCAAAACGAATACAAGGTAACTACGGCTACAGGAGACGATCCTCGATTCCACAAGGAGGCTGTTCGTAATGACTTCGATCTTAAGACTGCTACGAACGATCCTCGTTGGAACACTGTGTTCTGTACTTTTGATGCCTTTGCTACTGGTGTTAATCTTAATGCTGCAAGGCACGTAATCATGATTGATGATGAATGGTCGCCCGGTATGGAGGATCAGGCTATTGGTCGAATTGACCGACTCAACTCTACCGACCAGGCGAATGTTCACATCTTCCGTGTAAAGTCCACCATTGATACATTCATGGAGGCTCTGATCGAACAGAAGCGTAAGTTAACCGAAGGTTTCGAGAGCACTATCTCTGCCAAGGACCTTATGCGGATTGCTCGACAGAACAACATGTAAGTTAGTCACCCACGAGAAAGGTAGTACATTGTTTAAGAAGTTTATTGCTGCGGTTGCGGTCGTGCTGGGAATTGTCATGTTCATCCCAGCACCGGCCCAGGCCGTAGAGTATTGGAATGAGAGTCACTGTCACAATCTCTACGTTATCACAGTGACCTCGGGAAGTGTTCCGGTTACTACGTGTGTTGAGGTTCGATACCGTTTGCAGGATGATGGTGCTGGTCTTCGAATTGAGGACCTTTGGATCACAATGAATCACGGTTGCTCGGCTATGGAGAGTTTCCCGAAGATTAAGAATGCTGTTTCCTATCTGGAGTACCCGCAGTACACTGTGAATTATTCCACTTGGGAAGGCGACATCATGGGCAGTTCTTGCTCTTACTACAAGGATATGGAGTTTAAGGGTCAGGAGAATAACAACAAGCAGTATTTCTCTCAGCACCTTGAACTCAATGTCAACAACGGAAGCAACAAGAGCGATGACTATGACTTCGCTATTTGTCCCAACAACGCTTGCTAAGGAAATCTCATGAATGATGCCTTTATCTCAGTATCCATTGTGCTAGGGGTCATAGGAACCGTGTTGTTCTTCTTCACGACTCTTGGTATTCTTTGGTTCGAGGGGGCCTCATCTAAAAGATTCAAGGTATCGCTTGCTCTGCTAGTAGGATCATTCTTGTTCCTTTGGGCAGTTGCTAGCATTCCAGCAAGTCAAGCATAAGTTTAAAGCGGCGCTCGGGCGCCGTGCGCTCCTGTAGCCCAATGGCAGAGGCAGCGGACTTAAAATCCGTTCAGTGTCAGTTCGAATCTGACCGGGAGCACTTGAAGAAAGGAATAACAATGGCTACAGGCAGGGAAATACTAGAAAGTGTTATCTCACAACTACACGATTTGGAGATTCGATCTGACGCACAACTCGATGAACTTAAAGGATTTCTAACAGAACTTGACCATGCTATCTACACTATCAACAAGGTAATGGGATTCGAATGAGATTACTAGACTGTCCTGAGTGCAACTTTGAAAAGTCCGTTAAGTTTGTTCCTAAGACTAGCAATGAGCCGGCTTACTTTGAGTGCGGATTTTGTGGCTGGTTTACTATTGTAAGCGATTACTTCAAGCCCAAGTCTCGTGAAGGACGACGTAGAATAAAGCTTGCCAAGAAGAACATCGGAGAAAAGGTATGAGCGAAGATTGGAACCCTGTTGAAGATGGAGCAATGACTTGTGGCTGTCCTTACGACTACCATCTTTCTGACTGTCCTTTATTGCGTATTCCTGAGCCTAGGGACCCGTATGACCAGGAGTACGATGAGGTATTCCACGTCGATCCAAGGGAGTATGGTGATGAATGAAGTTGAAGACCTTAGAGGTTTTATGGTTTGTGACTCATGCAAGTTTGAGACAAACGATTGTGAGGCTGCTGACTTTCATGAGTTAGAACAGCCGAACCATTTAGTCAGGTATTCTAATGGTGACTAGGTGGGAAGCAGAGAGAGCGAATGTTAGAGTCAAAAAGAACGTTACACAGATTGGCAGGATGCTTAGGTCTGTGTATCTGCGTAGGGACATGAGAGCTTTACTTATTGCAGTCGAACAAGACCTCGAACTCGTTAGGAGTTATAATGAGCAACCGACGTACTCCAAAGAAGCCTTGGCTCGCGCTAAGCAACGCGGAGGAGAAAGCCTTGGCGTTCAAGAGGACAGTTATGCCGGAGAAGAGGAAGTTGAATCGCCGGCGGACTCAGAACTATCGTCGACAGGATAGGGTTATCGAATACGTGTCCAATTTGTCCAATTCTGCCGAATAGAAACTGGCGCATTGCTAATGAGTAAGTTAACTGCAACTGTCTTTTTGACGTTCTGGATCATCATTGGCATGGTGTTTGTAGTGGTGTTGTTTGCACCGCCGCGGCACCCAACTAAGTTGCCTCCCTATAGAATTGCACCTACTACAACAATCACTGCGAGTCCTAATGGAACTAAGTGAGGAAGAACTTAAAGAGTTGATGAGAGCTTCTTTCGAGGCTGGTTGGAAGGCTCATCTAAATAAGAAGCCTGGCGAGACATATCTACAAGCAGAATGGTGGTTTGAACAGAATGCACGGTTACATCGGAAGTGACGAGCCTGCTGAGTTTGATCGTTCAGCATTGCAGGGAATGCGTGCCTCTGATCCGAGACCGCGACCTACTCCATTAAATGTATACAGTGACAACAATGACAGGCTTGCTCAAATTGTTGAGGAATTGAATCTTAGACTTGATCCAATTCTCGCCCCGCACGGACCTGAAAAGGCTGGTCGAGACGACTCACCTGAAGCCTACAATAGATTAACTAATCTGAACGACACCTATACACATCTACTTGATAGGCTGGGTAACGTCCTGGCGCGCATCGACCTGTGATAGCCTGGCCTCCGTAAGGAGGTTTAAATGAAGTGACTGTCACAGTCGAAAAAGTAGGTAAGGTTGATTTAGATTGGCTATACCGAAAATTTCGAGGCGTCTGTTGGATATGCCGTCAGTTCTGCCCAAGGGATCAAGCATCGCGTGACCATGTATTGCCTCAGTCGCTGGGCGGTGGTTACGAGAAAGAGAACCAAGCATTAGCCCACAAGCGGTGCAACACCAAGCGGGGCAATGGTTACAAAGAGATTCACTTCCGATTCTATAGGCTGGATGAACTCGAAGGCATTAAGGATATCAAGATCATTGAAGATCACGATATCATCGTTCAATTCGGGCAAGACAGGAAAAAGGAAGGCTACTATGTAGTCGTTTCAAAGAAGCTGTTTGACGGTGGGGCAAAAAAGTCGAGAAAATGTCCGTGAAACTATTGCATGACGACGGCTGGGCTGCTACTCTTTAAGTAGATGGAGCCCCGCAGTCTGAATGACTGCGGGGCCCAAGCCATTTATAGGGAGTTTTACAATATGGGGTGTGCTGCATGTGGGCGCGGCTTCCATGCCGAGTGTCAGCGAGGGTGCAAGAAATGTCATCCTACATCAAATGTTTCTACGGCAAAAGTTGAGAACGTAAAAGACTTAATCATTGCCGAGCCGAAGAAGTTGAACCTTAAAGATGAAAAATCAACCGGACGAAAGCGGGCGGCCCAACTTTACCCGATTGATCCTGATGCTCCATGTGAATGGAGAGGTCAGCGAAATTGCGGGGGAGGTCGTTTTCCAATCATTGGCTGTTATGCGGGCAAGCAAAAGCATAGGCATCACGGTCCTATTAAACGGCCTACAAGAAACGAGCGAGGGAACGTACACAGAATTTGTACAGCGTGCCATGTTCATTGGCATGAATTAAATGACCTAGAGTACGATGAGAAAGATTATGAGCTTCTACCCCACTTGCCAACAGACTGCGATGATGCTACAATACTACTGAACGAAGCAGAGTGGCGCTCAGGAGCCATTGGTAAGAAATACAAATTAGCCTCATCCGAGAACAAGAAGAAGAAACTAGACTTACATGAAGATGAGTGAGTGGGTCACGTATCAAAAAGAAGACTACTCAAACGCATGTATTTGCGATAATACAGGTCCCTACAGTCGGGAACTTGTAGGTAAGTGGATGGTCTGCAAGACCTGCCATAAGCCGTTGTACAAAGATTTGAATGATTGTGATACTTGTGATGTAAAGTTCCAAGGTATCCGCCCTGGGATTAAGTTTGCTTATACCTGTCCGGAGTGTGAATAAATGGCTGCGACGTGTGTTTGTCCTGGGTGCAATGGCCGAGTTGTTATGCGGCTACAGGCAAAACTTGACAAGAATCAGATTTTGATGCTCGGGTATTTCTGCGCCAAGTGTATTTTACGTCGCTGCTATTCCAAGCACAAGGCTTCGTACAGAAAGGCTGCCTAATGACTATTGTCAGTAATTCTGACATGGAGACCAGCCAAAAGTGTGAGAGAATGTTCTACTACTCTCGCATCAAGAGCATTCGTCCTAAGAATCTTCCTCCTGCTCTGAAGCGTGGTTCTTTTGGTCACGCAATGATGGAGGCAGGTTTTGAGGCTATTCTCAATGGCGGTGGTCTGGAAGAAGCTTCGAATGCTGCTGCGGTGGTCCTGCAGGAATTGATGCAATCTGGTGATCCTGACACGGCAGAAATGATGGGAGTATTCCGACACGTTTGTGCTTTCTTCGAGTATGCTACTTCTGATAGATGCGTTTGGCGCCCTGTAGCCCTAGAAGATAGGGGAATGTGGAATGTTACACAAGGTAGGCCGGCTGATTCGTCTGACCCGGAGTCTGACCGGATTTTTGGATATACGCCGGACCTTATCGTTGAGTTTGTTTCGGGGCTGTACAAGGGACAGCACGCTGTTCTGGACTATAAATTCCTAGGGCAGTACATGAAGGAAGCGGCTGTTACAATGAGCCAGCAGATTCCTAAGTACATCATCTATAGGAACCTGACTAAGACAGACTACAAGATTCGTCGTGGTGCATTCATTCAGTTGAACACTAGGGCTAAGCCCGAGGATGGTGGACATAAGCTCTTTTTGATCAAGTGGCTTGAACCTACCAAGACTGATCTTGAGACGATTAAGGCTGAGAATGAGATCCTTGTTGAACGTGTCGCGAAACTCTATGAGGACCCTGATTATCAATTTGTTCGGACTACCAACAAGGATGTGTGTAACTGGTGTTTCTTTTCGGGTGACCTTTGCCCGATGGAGCGCGCCGGCAAGAAGGTAGACCTCATCCTAGAACGAAACTACGTACCCAACGATTACGGATATACTAATGTTGAATGAGAAAGAACTCAAAGAACTGATATCCGGAATCACTGACTTCGATGAACTTTTTTACAAGGGCGTCCTATTCGGAGATTTCGGTAAGCGAAAGACAACTACGGCCTTGCG